TGTGCCGTGATGTTTGCCCGACCTGGTTGGTTTGGTTAGCCATTGTGCCGGTGCTGACTGCGATAGTGCTGTGAGTAGCCCGAGTTCACGTTGCATGCGTGCTGTGGCTTCCTCAGCCATTTTGGCTCGGTCACGTGCGTCGGCTGTTTCACGCCTAGCGTCGTCCAGTTTGCGTTGCCACGTGATCCGTTCCAGCGACTCGAGTTCTTCACGAATTGTCACAAATGCACTCTTTGCGTCGGTGCCGGGTAATGGAGTTGTCTCTTATGTCGTAGCCGTGACTGCGTAACAGTCGGCCCAATGATGCAGCTGTAACACGCCTGTCGTTTAGCAGCTCTGCGATCTCGTCACGATCCTCGCCAGCGTCCTCGAGCACTGCTTGAACCGTACACAGTCTGCCTGACGCAAACCTGTGCTTGCCGAGTTCGTCACGCAAACTCACAGCAGCTTCTTAAACTGTCTCCACCTACGTTTGACCAACCTGGTCGGGTTCGGTGGTTCGGATAGTTGCCAGTGCCACGGTTCGTATTCAGGGTTTGGCCCTGTCGCCAGGTATGCCGGTGGGCCTTGTAGGTAGATTCCGTATTTGGGTGCGTTGGCTCGTAACCAGGTGAACACGTCACCGTTGTTTACGTCAAAGTCCTGAGCGACACCCCAGCCGTGTGGACTGAAGCCAGGTGTCGCTGACGGTGACTTGCCGACCTTTAAATACCATTTGCCACCGTTTCAGTATCGGGTGATTTCAGGTTTACGGCCTGTCGGTCGGTCACTGTAACGGTCATAGAACAGTGCTTCTTGGCGTGCATAGGATCTGTACCCCTCAGACACTGCTTTGAGTGTGATACCTGCTTTGCGTAAGTCGTCGTACATAATGTTGCATGCAAACACAAAACCGCCACAGTGGTTGGGGTCAAACCAGCCTGTGCCACCACAGCTCAACTTTGCGAGTGCTTCGGACGGTAGTTTGCCGTTGGTCGGTAACCAGTCCTTAGGTACGTTCAAACGCTTATAGGGGTAGCCAAGTTCAGGCATTGTCTTTGCGTCCGATGATCGGTTGCACTGGTTCGCCTTGTCGAGCTGCGATTCCGTTACCGACCGCATAGCCAATAATCAGTGTCATTACTGGCATGCCGTTGTCCATGTCTAGTTTGCCTATGGCCATAAGCACCGTTATGCAGATCAGGCCGACTAATGCGATTAGGGCTTTGCTCGGGTTAGCGATTTTCATTACGCCACCCGGTAGCACAAGTTGAGAGTCAGCACGTCAGGGCTTGCCCAGGTCATAGGTACCGTGGCGTTTACTACGGCCCAACGTGTGTACCTGGTGTATGCAGCACCGTTGTCAAATACTCGTGGTGCCACCGTCAGCGTTGTTGCGCCACGTACCGCTATGCCGTTGTAGTTGATACCGGCTGAGTCATCTACAAATAATGCGTTGCCGATAACTACGTCTGTGGTTGCGATCTCGTACCCTGCTGGCAACGTAAATGTGATGTTGCCTGACGCTGCACCGCTGGCTGTGGCTTTGATTTCCACAAACGCAATCTTGTTAAACACGTAACCTCGAGCAGCGACAGTGCCAGCAAAGTTTGTAGCAGTGACCGTTCTGGTGGCCATGTTGCCTAGGTCGTTCATGTCTGCAGCTGTGAGCACGTCACCGACTGCAAAGCCTCCAGGTACTGTCATGGTTAATCCTTTCTAAAAACCGAGTTTATTGCCCGGATAAGTACCCGACGTGCCCAAAGTGCCAAATACAGCGTTGTTTAGGATCAGGTAGTTGTTGTTGTCGTAACCCGACACAGTGACCGTGACCCCTGTTTCGGACGTGTCAGCGTAGAAACTACGGCCCTCAATGACGGCATAGTAGGTGGTTCCCCTAAACACGATTTTGATTAGGTTTCCTGCACCCGAGTTCACGTCGTCCAGGAAGTTAAGGAAAGTGGTTTGCCGTGTTGCGTTGTCTGATTGCTGCGAATAGGTGGCTGTGACGCTCAAGGGTCGTGATGTGGTTGAGTTGTATTGGCTAACTATGTACTGAGCGTGGCTTAACGCTTGGCTGGTTGTGTAATCAACACTGTCTTGGGTTATCGAATACGTGCTATTGCCTGACGTTTGCGACGCTAACCCCTGGGGCTGGATCGTGGCTTGCTGGTAATACAGCTGTGCCGCTGACGTGAACGCAATACCTTGTGGGTCGTATCGCATTTCGGTGTTACTGGCTGGGTTGTCGCTGAACGTGTAGTTGGCTGTCGTGTCGTAATTGCGTGGATAAAAATAAGCTTGTGGCTGGTATTGGTAGTCACTGACTGTGAATGTGCCTACGCCTATTTCTCGCACGTAACCCATTTCGGTGGCAAGTAGCAAGTTTACAAGATCAAGTAAGTTGCCTGTGTACGTTTGTGATGACGCTGTGCTTTTGCCGTTAGCAACGATTTGCCCCCACAACGTGAAATAAGTGTTCATTAACGTCGAGATTTGTGTGGTGGTCAGATTTTGTGCAACCGCAACACTGTTGATCTGTTTGCGCCCAGGTCGAGATAGCGGACCTTCGCACGTAATGGTCGCTGTGTCCATGCTTGTTTTGGTGCCGTAGTTAATTTGTACGTCTTTGATGTATCCCGAAAACACCGCATAGTTGAAGTCAGTTGAGCTGACCACACAAATACGATCACCGATTACAGGTGTCGTGGTCCACGCCGAGATGTTGCGTGACACAATCGTGCACGATGCTGGCGCAAACGGGTCCGTTGGCCATTGACGGCCGTGCTGGGTATCGACGGTTAAAACGTCATTTAACACGGTGCCCCAACTAGCACCGAACTTTACGTTCCATGACAACGGCATTAAAAGCTCCCAGTGACTGCGATTGGGATCGGTCCACCATTACGGCCGTATTCACGCAGCTGCTGCACCACAGCTTGAGGGTTTGGGTTTGTAATTGTGATGTATTGCGTAACTTGACCGGTTGCTTGACCTAACGCCAATCCGGCACCGACCTGGCCAGCGACGTTGCCTACAGCTGTGTAAGCCTGGTTTAACGTCTGTATGTCTCTTAACGCATTTGATTGCGCTAACAGATCCTCAGCGAATTGTGACCCGGTAGCGAGATCCATTTGCAAAATGCCTTGGATTGCCATAGGGCCTAAACCCATGCCTTGTAGTTTGAGCAGGTTTTTGCCGTAGTTCTTAATCTGCGACACCATGCTTTTTACGTTCTTCATAAAGTCGGGGAAGTTCTTGGACTCTCGGTATGCGCCACCCAGGTCAAACAGTCCTTTAATTGTGTCGGTTATTTCTTCTTTTACTCGAGCAAGGTTTTTTAGGAACTTTTCTAACGGTGTTTCAACTTCGCTGGTAATGGATCTGCCTACAGATTTGAAACCTTGCGTCACGTTACCGAGCGCACTGCCAATTTGGTTGAACACGTCAAAAATGCCGTTAGCGGCAGGAGTCAGGTTTGATTTGAGCACCTCAGCCAACTCGTAGCCACCGCTAGCAGCTTTTCCGAGGTTCATAAATTTCAACGGGTTCAAAATGTCAAACGTTTTGCCCAGCACGCCGTTGGCTTCGTTGGCTTTAGCACGCAAATTGCCAAACGCTTCAGCCAACGAGTTGAGGCCGTCGGCTGCAGGGGCTAACAGTTCGGTCAGGTTTTCAATAACTGGTATGAACAGTGCGCCAATAGTTTCTTTGGCTTCGTCCAGTTTCTGTTGCGTGATTGCCAATTTGCCTGCGTAGGTGTCGGCTGCGTTAGCTGCAGATCCACCAAACGTGTCACTCAGCACTCGGGTGGCTGCGTCAAAGTTTTTGGTTTTAACTATGTTTTCGTCAAGCGGAATACCTAAACGAGTTAATGCGCCCACTTGTCCTTGATACGCCCGAGCTAATCCACGAGTCACACTGTCCAAACTGCGTCCAGTGCCAACGCTGATGTCAGTAGCCAGGGTTAGTAGGTCTTGAGCTTTGGTTACGTCACCAGTTGCTCGAGCAAGGTTCTGAAAACCGACACGCAACTCGGTGTCCGAGATACCGGCAGCCATTTGCATTTTGGTAATGAGTTCCTCAACGCTGGCGATCTGTGCGTCAGTCGCACCAGTTGTGTTTTTTAACGCTGTGGCAAGGATCGCCTGGCTTTTTTGGTCGTCGGCTGCAGCTTTAGCCATGTTGAAAATTGCATAAGCAGCTGTCGTTGCTGCACCAGCCATGGCCGTAAGCCCAGCTGGGGTTGTGGCCTTGGCCATAATGAACTGGAAGCGCTGTGCGTTTGTCTCAAGTTTCTTAAATTCGGACAGGGTTTCCCTAAACCCACGCTTGTTGAGTTCGCTAATAATTGGGATTTTGATAGCCATTAAATGCCTCCTCGAGCAGCTGCAGATTTGAGTGCACGGTTAGCGTCAGCCACTGCACGATCCACAATCGGTTTGCAGTTTTGTGTGACGTCGTTGAGGGTTTCTTCCGCTGCCGGCCACATAGCACGTGACGCTTTGCCGTGTTCTTGGTTCAGTTTGTTAATCAGTGTCATGCCCTGGACAGTGCGTGGTTTGTTGCCACGACCAGCCATGTCGTAAATGGCTATGTTTCTGCCTCGAGATACGCCGTTGCTGGATTTACCACCACCAGCAACCACGCTTACTACGCCGACGGTTTCGTACATGATTGACCGTGCCGTGATTTTGCGTGACGCTTTACGTGTTTCAATCTTGGTGCCGATCTGTTTCCGTTCCGTAGATCCACCACGCCACAACGGCTGACCTTTCCAGTTGCGACGCATACCAGACAACGGTGCCTCTGTGGGCACGTTTTTTTGAGCTGCACGCACCATAGGTTGCACAGCGTCTTTGAAGACTTTGGTGAATTGTTTACGCAGTGTTTTGTCAAAGTTGTTTATGACACGTAGCGCTTCACGTACGCCTGTGACTGGTGCCTGGGTCATTTGTTGCGCTCCTCCAGGACACGAACAACCGTCATTAGTTCGGGGTGTTCAAAGTCCACGTTTGGAGGCCAGTACCCGGTAGCCACGACAACCTGCGCTAAGAGGTAGCCGACGCTGCCGGGTCGGTAGGGTTTCGGTCGTCGGCCTCAACGATCTGTGGCATTTCTTCAAGCTGGTCTATGAACTGGTCCAGGGTGCTAGGTACAACGATCCCGGCTTGGCGTGTGGCTTCGTACGCAAAATAGGCGAGATCTTCGGCACCGATACCGTCACCGATTTGTGACACTTTGCGCCGATAAAGACGTTCCCATTTCACCAAAGTCGCCAAATTGGTCTGCACCTGGCGTGAGCCGCCGTCAATGGTGCGGTAGGCGAGGGTCAGTCGCATAGGGGTTTCCTTTCGTCGGGCAAGGCTCCGCCCTGGGAGGCTTGCTTTGTTTTACTCTCAGCCTGAGGCTGAGGGATCATGCAGTGGCTTTAGCGAGTGTTCCGCCACGGAACGTCAGCGTGACTGTGCTGAGTTCACCAAGGCTTGCTGCAATAGGGGTGTGGGACTCAAGGTAGGCACCAGTGAGCGTGTAGCTCGGGTTGGTTGCTGACACTGCCCCGCTGGCTGGCTTAATCACAAGTGTGGTCGTGGTGCCTACAAGGCTGTAGATCGTTGCTTCGGTTTCGCTGCCTGCATACGACTGGTACAGGGTGACCGCTACTTCGTTGTTCTGCAGACCGCTGGTGTATTTGCGTGCAGTGTCACCAAACGCCGTTGCTTCGAGTGCTTCGGCTGTGTATGTCACGGTTGCGCTGGTGCACTGATCCGACAGATCGACACTGTTGATCGTCACGCTTGGGTTGGAAAGGTAGGTGCTGGTTGCCATTTGTCAGTCCTCGGATTTCTTTTTCTTAGATTCCTCAACGACGAAACCGCCGTCAATCAGTGCCGGGACGTTTACCCCCTCAGCCTCAGCAGCTTCGACGTCAAACACGTCACCAATTTTGCCGAGTCTCTCGGACGCAATCTTGTATGCCATGTTTTCGCCTCCTATGCCGTTTGAGCCTGTAGGGAGATAGTTACTGTGTACGACGGGTATTCTACTCCACCAATAAGTGTGTTTGTAGGACGTCCGTCTGTGACCGCTACTTGTTTGTTCAAGAGCTGGGCTGCGATCGCTAACGCTGGCCGTAAAGCGTCCAGGTTGCTGGGGCCCATTGTCAGGATTATTAAACTAAACGTCAGTTTGGCAATGTTGTAGTTCCAGGCCTCGAAGCTGGGTGCGTCAATAAACACGCATGGTGGTTGCAGGTTGCGTGGATCGGTTACGACTGTCAAGCCTGAGATCGTTGCCAGGGTGGTTGCTAGGTCGTCTATAGCCTCGTTAAACAGGTCTGTGTACGCCATTAGGCAACCGCTGGTCTAGGAATGCCCAGCAACTGTTTCATAATGGCTGAGAGCCCTGTAGGGGTTGCTGTGCCCATTTCGGTGAATGACGCAAATTCGTTGATACTGGATCGCTGCCTAAACAATGCGCCGCCATACATAATCGTTGCGAGTGCGACATCTCCTGATGGGCTGGTCGTGAGACTGTCCACGTATCCGGCTTCTTCTCGACGTCGGTAACAAAACGCATTAGCGGCAGCTGCACACTGCACCAGGAATGCTGCGTCGGCTGCGGA